GTTGAGTGTACACCAGTTCGAACGCTTCAAAAGAAGTGTACGATAGGTCGATTGGAATCTAGTAGTATGGTTGGTTGTCATTTTCCAGATGGCAGGTAATCATAGGTGGCTAGTCTACGACTACCTAAAATAAAATATAAAATTACATAAAAAGACTTACAGAAGGGCCATTGCGGCTGCTCCGATCTTTCCAAATGTGGCCTTGTTCTTATTCAAGAAGTCCGCGCCCTTTTCAATCCAAGTTATCACGTTCTCCATCTTGGATGCTTTCGCCATAGTCTGTTCAACATTCTGGGTTGTACCCACAGAAGTTTTACGGGCTGTTGACGAAACAAGGGCGTTGTTGTTTTGGGAAGAAAAGTTAGGGGTTCCTTCGAGATGATAAATCGTCTCAACTTGGAAGAAACTCGAAACTTGGGAAGCTGGCATACCCTCAAAGAATATAACAATAGCGGACCCACCACGGCAACGAGTTAAATCCTTGTAGCCGGTGGCCCACGCAGTACCTTGTGCACCAGTTGTAACAATGTCATCACCAGCATTTAATTGGCCGGTTTGTTGACTTTGTCCTAAGACACCTGTTACTCTCGTTGTTTTAAAGTCCCAAAAGTCTGCAGACGAGTACATTCCACCAATTTCAACATCACCGTGCAAGAGATCTTGTGCAGTGAGCATGAAACCAGTGGGAAGTTCAAGTATGTTCGATGTAGCTAAGAACGCCACATCAATACCGTAAATTGACTCAGAAATTTGATTTTGAGAGCCAAGTGCGGAGACTAAAGCGGGGTACGATGGAATCGTATCACCTAAGGGAATTTGAGCAATGATAATCCGGCCGGTTGCAACTAGCTCAGGCATCAGATTCGAAATCTTAATGCCCCAGCTAACTAATCTATAGTCTGCGAAGACATCTGCTAAAGCAGCAGGTCCGACAGCACCATAGATGGCATTGGCAGGAGAAGCAGTAGAGGCGTTATAGGCTGCAAATGGAGTAGAAATAACAACTTTGTCACCGCCTGAAAGTCCTTTTAACTGTCCTAAGTCTATCATAGATAAACAAGGGTTAGGTAAAAAGGAAATACAGCCAGTGCCAGGTGTGTTAGAGCTAGCACCAATTACAGTTGTCTGGTGGACGTGGTAAACTTGTGTGGGAAAGGGAAAAGGATCAGGAACTTGAACACCAAGAACGTTCGGGTCAAATGGACAGGTTAGAGCATCGTAAAACATCTTAGATTGACTCTGAGTTGGTTTACTTTGATAACCACGTCTATACGCGACTTTCTTGTTGGAAGGCTGATTCTTTTGGTTCCGTTTGTTGTGTTCGTTGATTTTCTGTGTTGCTTTCGAGAAGTTTTGGCGGGGGGAGGCGTTGGGGTTACTCATTTCTGAATATAAACTCAAAAGGTAGTAAGAGGATCCGTCACTATGACGTCATCTCTTTCTACCTGTGGCCCGAGATCTTCTGATCTCCCCTGCATCTCAGTTAACCAATCCAGTACAGTCTCTTCCGAGGCTGGACCGAAATGACTATCTAAGATGTCTTCCAATACTCCTTTAACAATCAAATTCGCATATTCTCTTCGAAAGACTCCTTATCAAACTCCTCACTTTGGACAACCTCAAAGGGGTAGTTACCGGTAACGGACTTTTCAAAACCAAACCAACATTCTTTTCCTTTGTATTTAATGGCA